GGACGCCGCATGGTTCGCCGCAGAGGCCGCAGCATGGGACGCCGCAGAGGCCGCCGCATGGGACGCCGCAAACACACTTCTAACAGAGCTGGCTGAAACTGCTCATAGGCGCAGCGTAGGAGAAGGCGCATGATCCAGAACGAACAGAAGCCGGATAGCGCAGAGTTTCGGACGCTTGATAAGATGGTGGATGAAATCCAGGAACGTCTGATCGACCTGATGCTAGAACGCTGTTACCCGGACTACTCTGAAATAATGGGATGGCTCACAGAAGCCGAGGCCCGAGGCGCGGCAGAGCAGCGCCGGAAGGACGCGGAGGGGGCAGAGCCTGTTGGTTATGTAAGCCGCAGAGGTTTGGAGCAGCTTACGGCAGGGAAAGGAGCCAGCAGCAGTGTCCAAAGCATTTATCGGAACCCCGACAACTCATGGCCTATCCCTCTCTACACCTGCCCCGCCAACGTCGCTGCGCTTGAGGCGAGGGTGAAGGAGTTGGAGGCCGAAGTAAAAGAAGAACAGCGCATATCAAATCTAAGAGCAGAAGCCATAGACAACCTGACCAACCGCTGTGCTGCGATGGAGCAGGAAAAACATGAGGCCGTAGCAGAAGAGCGAGAGCGGTGCGCAAAGCTCTGCGAAGGGATATCACTGGAAAATCTATGGCAACGCATCTTCAGTTGCGGGGAGAAAGCCATCAGCGACACATACGAGGCGCGCGCAAAAGATGCAGCCGCAGACATCCGCGAGGGAGTCTAGCATGGATGATTTCATGGAAAACCACATCATCAAGATCGTAACCGCCCTCTTCGTACTCCTTGTAGGCGTCACGATTGCTGCGGAGATTTCTGAGTCCAGCGCAGATAGGGCCAAGTCTCAGGAATATTTCGCAGCTTGTATGGCGCTGCCGCAGGCGCAGTATGGACAGTGTCGAATGGACCAGCTCGCATTTGAAAATGGTGTAGCGATCCAGCGCCATGCTGAGCACGAAAGGGAAGCCCAAAACGCTGCTATAGCGTCCGCAGCTACCTCTATGGTTATCGCAGGGAGGCGCTAGTTAATATCCGCTTGACGTACACGTCGCAAAGTTAGGCCCAACTGCGCTGCAATTCGTCACACTACTATAAGGTCTTCCCGCAGCAACCGTTGCAGCGCCCGCTCTAAAGAGCCCCTCAGAGACACCTTCACGGCCTTGCAAAGCCCTCTGACTGGCATCCTGCTGCACCCTCTGCCCCACATAAGCGTCTAGACGGCTCATCTCCAGCGCCCCTTCGGACACCGTCATAGCCCCTTGGTCCACAGCCTTGGCGACCTCAAGACGCCTTGGCTCGGCCTCAAGCCGTGCTGCCATACCGCTGAGCTGGGCCTCATTCCCGTACTTGTAGAGGCTTGCGCCATGCAGGCCTCGCTTTGGAACGCCCTGCCCTGTGTCAGGCTATAGCTGGATGAACACTCTTTCCAGGCCTCTGCAAGCTGCTTGTAAGCAGTCTTCTGCGCGCTATCGGCACAGCCAACTAAAAATACAGGTATAATCAACAAGACTTTCCGCATGAGCAGCCCTCTCAAGTAACAGCGTAACATAGAAGGAAAACGCTCCAGGGATGCAAGAGATTCAACTGACGACCAAGCTATGTAGGCACTAGAAGAAAAACGCCAACCGATGGGCTTCAGCCTTCGGATTTCAAAGGAATCCTCTCATGAATTTTCAGGCCCCTTCACGCCGCCCCAAGCGTATGTCTCCGCTGTGGACCTCGCTTCCTCAGCAGATCCTTAAGAGGGAATTTATCAAGGCCCACGGTAAAGACATTGACGGCGCCTATCGTGTTCGCGGTCGCCTAGGCCAGGCTGTATGAGAAACACTGCAAGAGAGAAAGCAAAGGTTCTCTCAGCCGGAATGAAGGCCATCTGGCCGGACTTTCAAGGCGACCCAGACCAGATGGAGGATGTGTTCCTCAGGCTGGTTGAGGCCGTGCAGACGCAGGGCCACTACATCATTCTCATTACTACGGCGCCCTCAGCACCCTGCCACCTGCGTAAGCGGCTGAGCTGAGCGCGCACCCCCTATCAAACCCCGCTCGAACGGATCGGGACCGAAATCTCAATTCATATTTCGGATAAACAATCACATGGCAAAAGCCCCAAAGAAAATCCTCACGACCCCTAAGGGCGTCCTTCAGTTCCCTTCACTCCGAACTCCAAACACAAAATTCACACCTGAGGGCAACTTCGAAGCTCCCTTGATTCTGCGGCAGGACTGCCCCGACACACAGGCATTCCTGGCCAAGTTGGAGCCGTTCTACAAGCAGGCTGAGGCCTTTGCTCAGGAGCAGTTCAAGGCGCTCCCGGTCGGGAGCCGCAAGAAGCTGGGCGAGGTCAAGATGAACCCGCTCTATACCGAGGTCTACGATAAGGACACTGAAGAGCCGACTGGCGAGATCAAGTTCAACTTCAAGATGAAGGCCTCAGGGGTTCGTCAGGACGGTACAAAGTGGACCGCCAAACTCCCTGTGTTTGATGCCAAGGGTAAGAAGCTTGATCCAGTTCCTGATGCCTGGGGGGGAACAGTCGCCAAAGTCTCCTTTGAGGTTAAGAAGGACTTCAAGACGGGGCAGTTTGGCTATTTCATCCCCGGCACAGGGGCGGGCGGCCTAACGCTGGCTCTGGAAGCTGTTCAGATCATCGAACTGTCCTCGGGCGGTGCGCGTGATGCGGGCGGCTACGGCTTTGGCGAAGAGGACGGTTACGAAGGCTCTGATGAGACCGACGAGTCCGGCTGGAGCGGCTCTGACGATGCCGAGGCTTCGGCTGGAGACAACGGCGATTTCTGAGACTCACCAGGCTGGCATCATCCAGCAGGCTTTCGACTGGATCGCTGAGAACGCCTCACAGACCCACACAATCACTATTGAAGCTGAACCTCGACCGGAGAGCCTTCGGGCTGCCGTTCGGGGCGGTCGGGCCTATGTCTACAAGGGCAAGCTTTATGGGGAGTTTCTCCAGGCCTGTATTGAGCAGGTCTCGAAACAGCGTCCCGAAAGGCCCCTTACAGGGGACATTTACGGCCTCATGGAGGTCATCGTCACCAAGCCCAAATCGACCAAGCGCCGCCGTCCCGGAGGCGACATAGATAACCTTGTAAAGGGCGTTCAGGACGCTCTTACACAGGCCAAGGTCTACGAGGATGACGACAATCTGGTGAGCATTTCAGCGCACAAGCGCTGGGCTCGTTCAGGGGAACCCGCAGGGGTCCGCGTGATCCTTGGCGTCCTCAGCTGACCAGAATCAACCCGACAGTTTCATTCAATCAACAGAATCAGCGGATCGCTGAGCGGAGGATACAAGTATGCGCGCAGAAGATGCAAAAGTAGGTGTGCGGGTCCGCCTTCTGAAGGGCAGAGACCCCGTCTCTAGTGGAGAAATCGGCGTTATCCAGTGTAATGATGGCACGGATTGGCGTCCTCTCCAGGTTACTTTTAAGGGGGGGACTATTTGGTTTGATCTCGGTGAAGTTGAGCTCGCTGAGGGTATGCGTAAAGAAGATGTGAAAGTGGGTATGAAGGTGCTCGTGAAGTCCAGCACATACATGCCCACGCATATAACACGCGAGATGGTGGGGCACATTGTAGAGGTCAAGGAAGCTCCCGACCGGGAAGGGCAGGTAAAGCTCTGGACACCCGGTAGAACCAATTGGGGGTATTTCAACCTTTCCGACATCGAGCCTGTAGAGCCCCCTCAGGTCCCCTCAGTGACCATCAACGGCACTGTCTACGTCCCTGAGGACACCATCAAAACCCCTGAACCGGCACCCGCGCCGAAGTTCTTCTGGGGCCAGTGGGTGAAGGTTGCAGGTAGAACGGTACCTGCCATTGTTGTTGAGCCCCTAGCAAACGAGGCCGGAGACATCAAGGTCATATTTGCAGGGCATACAACCTATCAACGCCGCCCGGCGCGCGTCTGCACCCCTATCGGAGCCTGAGCATGTCTTTTCTGGTCCTCCTCACACTCCTCCTAATCGCACTGAAACTGACAGGGGTTATCGCATGTAGCTGGCTGCTTGTGCTGCTTCCCCTCCTGTGCATTCCTATTCTGTTCTTGTTTATGTGCTTTATCCTGGGGCGCCTGTCTGCTGTCTTCCTGCGGCACTAGGCACTTGCAGGTAAGTAGCTGACCGCCTGTGGGGCCGCTTTCGGGTGGCCTTCAGGTTTCCGTTCAAGTTTGTTTAGGGTGCCCTTAGAGGGCAGGCGTATCTGGAATCTCAGGCGACTGAGAATGGCATCTCCGAAGGGGCAGTCCATGCAGGAGATACCTCTGAAGTCGGAGGTGAGAACAGCTACCTCACGCACCGGGATGCGTATCACGCATCATGGTAATTAAGCAGGCGGATTTCGCACGGTCCTATCCGAATGCCCAAGAGATCGGGCTTTGCGACCCGACGATTTCAATAAACACCAATGGATAGGTGAGCGGCGCCCTAGCCGCCCTGCGCCTGTCCTCTAGGGGCACCTTCAAGGAGCCCATGACACCCCAAGCAAAACTCGTGCTGGACCACCTTCAGCACCACGGCTCGATTTCTGCTGTCGAGGCCGCAGCGGTTTACCGCATCCGCCATCTTCCACGCCGTATCCTGGACCTCAAAGAGGCTGGGCATGACATCCGCACGGAACCCCGCAAAGACCCTACGGGGCAGCGGTATGTCCGGTATTTTCTGGAGAAGCCGCATGACAACAATTGAGCACAACTCCGTCCCCGGTGAGCCCTCCGACATAACCATTGTAATGGACCCTGAGCAGGAAGACATCCGTGTCTCAGTTGCTCCTGAAGAGGATGGAATGCCCGCCTGCATCATCATTGAACAGGAGGAAGACTTTCTGAACCTCTCTTACGAACAGGCTGGCATCCTCGCCGCCACCCTCACAGCCTTTGCAAAGGAGCTTCCTCGTGTCTGAAAAGAAACCCGTTGTTTATGTCCCTGCAACGCTTCGCCGTGGTGGGTCGAGCTACTCTATTCCAAGTACCGCGCAGAGTCCTGCCCCTCGATTTGTAGTGTGGTGAGCCGATGGGAATTTATCTCAGAGCAGCCAGTATCGTAGCTGGCTGCATTCTCGCCATGACGCTGTGGGTCGGCCTCACTTTAGGAGCCTGCCAGATTTCCCCTATTTTTGCTGTGGGGGTTCAGATCTGCGTCCTGATCTTCGCCCTGTTCGGAATGTTGGTCAAACTACAAAAAGATTTTGGGGAGTTCTGATGAAAGCTCAACGTGATATTCATATGACTGCTGATATAAATCTTCAGGAACTTGTCACAGCCCTCAAACTGCGCTTTCCGGGGAACATTCACATTGAGACCCTCCCTGCCAGTGGAAAGGGTGTGAGCGTAACCGCCCAAGGTACTGCGGGCATCAAGGTCTCCTATACCAAGTCCGGCGATTCAGTCGGAGCGGAGGCCCATGACCTCCAAAGCTGAGAGCCATGCAGAGCTGGCTGAGGCTGAACGCCTTGGGGCTGAGCTTGGAAAGTGGGCTGCGGGGTTAGTCCCTGTTCCTGCTGCGCTGGTTGGACGCGGAAGTATCTATGACACAGCATGGCTGACGCCCTTTGAGGCTTCCCTGATCGCAGAGTGCGTACGCAGCCTCTTGCGACTTAGCCCAGCAGATGGACGCCTCTGACTATCTGAGCAAAGGCCCCTGCTCAGCTTGCGGTTCCCGTGATGCAGCCGCCTTATACACAGACGGCCATACGCACTGCTTCAGTTGCGGGCACCATACGGGGCCAACAAATGGACCACACACACACAAGCAGGAGGCGCGCACGTCATCAAACGCAGCTTCATTGAGGGCGATTATCAGCCGCTGACAAAGCGCGGCATTACCGCAGAGACCTGTCGTAAGATGGGCTACAAGGTCGGGAAAGATAAACACGGCAATGTCGTGCAGATTGCAGACTACCGGGGCGCTGACGGGCACCTGGTAGGACAGAAGCTAAGAGGAAAAGACAAGGCTTTCTCTGCGATCGGGATGAAGAATGCCCCTCTGTTTGCCCAGCATGTCTGGCCAAACAAGGGTAAGCGGGTGGTGGTCACTGAGGGCGAAATTGACGCCCTGTCAGTGGCCCAGATCACAGGCCTTTCGTGGCCTGTAGTGTCCCTTCCAAACGGCGCGCAGAGTGCTGCCAAGGCTCTTTCAGCTCAGATAGAGTGGCTTGAGGGATACGAGGAAGTTGTCCTCATGTTCGATATGGACGAGCCGGGGCGCAAGGCCGCTGCGGAGTGTGCTCAGTTGTTCACGCCGGGGCGGTGCAAGATTGCTGAGCTGCCCCGAAAGGACGCCAATGAGATGCTTATGGCCAATGAGGCCAAGGCACTCACCACAGCAATCTATAACGCACGGACATATCGCCCGGACGGGATCGTAACCCTGGCTGATGTTCGGGATAAAATCCTTGCACCTATTGAGGTGGGGATTCCGTACTTGTTCCCAGGAGTCACGGCAGCAACCTACGGGCGGGGTAGGGGCCAGCTTATCGGGATCGGAGCGGGGTCAGGGGTTGGTAAAACTGACCTAGTCACGCAGATGGTCGAGACTGATATAACCCAGCTTGGACTGAAGGTTGGAATCCTGTTTCTTGAGCAGCCCGTCGAGCAGACAGGCAAGCGGCTGGCAGGAAAGTTTGCCGGTAAGCGGTTCCATATTCCAGATGGAAGCTGGACACAGGAGGAGCTTGAGGCTGCGCTGGGTACCGTGGCTCAGGAGGACCGCCTTTACCTCTACGACAGTTTCGGGGGCGCTACCTGGTCCGTTATCCGAGGGCACATCAAGTATATGGTGCAGCACCTCGGATGTGACTGCATCTATTTGGACAACCTCACAGCACTAACTGCGCATATGGATGATGAGAGGCAGGAGCTGGATGCGATGCTGGAGGAAATGGCCACAATGGCCAAGACCCTCGACTTCGTGTTCCACTTCATTTCCCACCTAGCCACCCCGAAAGATGGACCACCACATGAAGAAGGTGGGCGTGTGAAGGGGCAACACTTCAAGGGTTCGCGCACCATTATGTTCTGGGCGCATATGCTCTGGGGTCTTGAGAGAAACACTCAGGCAGATGACCCAGAGGAGCGCCGACAGAGTATCCTGCGGTGTCTCAAAGACCGCCATACGGGGCGCGCTACCGGAATGACATTTCCCCTCACATTCGATGATGCGACGGGGAGGCTGATTGAAGCGGTGCCTGAAGAGTGTGCGTCACCGTTCCAAGAGGACGATGACGCGCCGTTCTAAGAGGGACCCTCTAAAGTCCCTTAAAGACACCTTACGGCGCTACGGCCTGACCATCTCCGATTATCACCAGAAGCTCAAGGACCAGCACTACGGCTGTGCCATTTGCGGTCAAGCTGACTTCGGAGGTCTGCGGCTGAGCGTAGACCACGACCACCAGACAGGTTCCGTCAGAGGGCTCCTCTGCACGGGCTGCAATGTCGGATTAGGGCACTTCAGGGAGAACCCTGAGGTGCTGATCAGAGCAGCCGATTATCTCATCCAACACGAAACCTAGGAGACTCCTTTGGAGCCCCATCACCATGTCCATATCAGCACGGGCTTCCTGTTCGTCCTGATGCTGGCGCTTGTCGCGCTGATCGTTGCTATCGGCTTTGCTATCTACCTGGCGCGTAAGCCCAAGGTTATCGAACGCGTCGAGCGTGTTTCGCAGATGCGGTCCATCGAGCCCGAGGCTGAGGCCGTTCCCTATGTCCGTTCAGCGTCGAGCGTGGGAGCGTTTCGGACGCCGCACCGACAGGTTAATCCGACCGTCTCCCCTCCGGTGCATTCATACAGCCGAGCTTCAGTTCCTGAGCCCCGGCATCACTACACAGCGCCTTACACGCCTCCCTACACCCCTCCAGTCCAGAGTGACCGCCTTTTCGAGGGCATCCTACTGGGGGAACTCATGGGCAGCTCTCATGGGTCAACCACGGTGATCGAAAGCGCGCCGTCCTATTCATCATCTTCAGACAGCTTCTCCTCAGGCTCCGACAGCGGTGGCTTCAGCTACGACAGCGGGTCTTCTTCGTCCGATAGTGGCGGCTTCGACTGCTCCTGGTGAGGCGATCTTCAACGACACATAAACGGGACGCTTAGGGCGTCCTTAGGAGACGCACATGCGCTGCCTATCACACTTCTTCCACGATTGGGGGCTCTGGGAGCACTACCCTTATGCCCCTCTATACCAGCGCAGGACCTGCAAGAGGTGCGGACTGACGAAGCGGAGATATGTCAGTGTCTGAAGAGGTCCTTATATGGGACTGCGAGGCTGACGGCCTCCTCGACACCGCCTCCAAACTTCACTCACTCCAGATCGGCACAGTCACAGGCACGGATAGCACAGTCTATTGTGATGCCATGCCGGGGTACCCTTCAATCGCTAAGGGCCTCAAACGCCTTTCAGAAGCCCCTAAACTGATCGGGCACAACGTCCTTAAATACGATTTCCCCCTTATCGAGAAGCTCTACCCCGGAACACTCCGGCTGGAGCAGATGGTGGATACGCTTGTTATGGCGAGGCTCTTTTCCCCTGAGGAGAGAGCGCACAGTCTGGACGAGTGGGGGCAACGTTTAGGGGTCCTGAAAGGGACCTTCAAGGGCCCTTGGGACACCTGCACACCAGCCATGCTGGAGTATGCAGCGCAGGATGTTATCGTAACCCGCGCACTCTACAATCATGTCAAGGAAGTCGAGGAATGGGGTTGTCTCGATACTGAGCTGAAGTTCGCATGGATCATGTTCCTTCAGGAGCAGAACGGATTCACCCTGGATATCAAGGCCGCTCAGGAACTTGAGGCGGAACTTCGGGGGGAGCTGGCCGACCTCCTGACCGAGGCGCAGTCAGCATTTCCCCCACGATGGGTGCCTAACGGAAAGAACGCACAGGCTGCCCTGTTCGTACCCAAGAGCGACAACAAACGGCACGGCTACACAGCTGGCTGTCCCATGACCAAGGTGATCCTTCAGGACTTCAACCCCGGATCACGAAAGCAGGTCGGTGAGCGCCTTATGCAGCTTGGCTGGAAACCAAAAGCATATGGCAATGACGGGAACCCCACCATTGATGACGAAATCCTGTCCCGCCTCCCCTTCCCTCAGGCAAAGAAGCTTGTCCGATACTTCGCTGTCTCAAAGCAGCTTGGACAACTGTCAGATGGAAAATATGGGTGGTTGCAAGTTGTCGGCTCTGATGGCCGCATCCACGGACGTGTCAATTCAGTCGGCTGCGCTCCAGGCCGCTGCAGTCACAGCGCCCCAAATATGGCCCAGGTCTCCAAGAAAGACCTTCGAATGCGCTCTGTATGGATCGCAAGAAAAGGGTGGAAGCTTATCGGCTGTGATGGAGCGTCGATACAGGCCCGCGCCCTGGCTCACTACCTTGCCCACTATGACGGTGGACTTGCGATCAATCGTGAGATCAACGGGGACAAGGCGCGGGGAACGGATACTCATAGCACTAACCGGAAGGCTCTGGAGCTATGCGGAATGCGTGTCCCTGCTGGGTATCAAGGTGATCCGGGTAAGCTGCTCGGCAGGCTTCGTGAAGGTGCAAAGCGTGCCCTTTACTGCGTGCTGTTCGGAGGGGGAGACCCCAAATTGGGCAAGACGATCAAGGAAGAATGCCGAGAAGCTGGCGTTCCCGTCCCGCGAGTTCCTGATAGCGAACTAGGTAAGCTGGCACGTAGGCAGTTGTTCAAGGCCATTGTTGGCTTTGATAAACTACAGGCCGCTATCCAGGCCGCTGCGCGGAGCCCCAAAAAGGGCGGTAGAGGGTACTTGAAGGCCCTCGGCGGAATGCACGTCAAGTGCCGATCAGAGCATAGCGCGTTGGTGTTTCTTATGCAGTCCTTCGAGGCGTCCGTAATGAAGCTTGCCGCTGTGATCTTCTACTTTGAGAAGTGCGTTGAGAACGGCTGGAAACACGGGGAGGACTTCGCGTTCTGCGCCAATGTTCATGACGAGGCCCAGATGGAGGCCCGCCCAGAGATCGCTGAAGCGGTTGGGCAGGCATTTGCAGATTCAATCAAAGAGGCCGGTGAACGGCTTGGTTCAAGGTGCCCAATGGCTGGAGATTACATAATTGGAGATGATTGGGCTGCGACACACTGACGCAGCAGGGCTCGTTCCTGCCCACTACAGAGGAAGTGCGAGTGAGCACATAGCCGCAGCCCTATTCCTACGCCGTGGGCTGGAGGTGTTCTGGCCTGCAGTCCAACAGAGCTGGACGGACTTTGTCGTGTTTGAGGGCGGTTCCTTCAAGCGCGTACAGGTCAAGACGGCAACGTGGAATATGGGCTCACCCCCATACAGGTATCTTCAATGCCGCGTCCGGGGAACGAACTCTGATGGATACTCTGAATACGACACGTTGGTGGTCGTCGGCGAGGAAGATGTCTGGGAAATCCCGAAATCCAGAATATCCTCATCAAACCTCTGTTTGAAATCGGATGGCCCGCGTCCCCCAACACAATGGAATGGTTACATGATCAAGATCAGCGACATTCTATGCCCACCAACCTTCACGGAGCTTTCCAATAACCCCTGAAACGGACTTTCACGTCCCGTTCCTACCGGAACACTACAAGACTGCCCTCAAGGCAGTCCGCACCGTTTATCCCACAGCGATCCTTGCAGGTGGCGCTTTGCGTGACCTTTGCTGGGGCTTTCATGTCAAGGATCTGGATATCTTCGTAGATGCCGCAGACGGTCCTCTGGAAGAGCGCTTGCCGGATCTTCAAAAAATCTTTGGGGCCTGTGCATTCTGCTCCTTAGATTACATTCCCAGCTCGGCACCTGAAGTGGGCGCCTCAGCTGTGTTTCCTGATTGTGCGTTCGGCCCCCTTCCAATCAACGTCATCGAAATTCAACGCCCTCACGGTGTGAATGATTTCGAGACCTTTGTACGCCGTCGCATGGACTTCGCAGCCTGTCAGATCAGTTATGACGATAACCTTGTCAGGATGACCGACCAGGGGTTCGCAGACCTGAGAGACAAGGTCATGCGGCTGGTTCGAAAGGAGACCCCAGAGGGCGTTGAGAGGTCCCTTAGAAGGGCTGAAAGATTCCAGCAGCGTATGCCCGGTATCAGGTTTGAGCTGGGAATGGAGGCGCCTTCTCCATCAGCCTAGCTCTGATTGACGGCGATATATGCGCCTTCAGAGCCGCAGCAGCGGTTCAAAAGACTTTCGACTTCGGCACCATTGAGCCGACCATACACGCAGACGAAGAAGAAGCCCAAAGAGCCTGCATAGAGACTATTGAAGCGTGGGCCAGTCTAGCCCGTTGCAAGGACGTTAGGGTGCTGTTCACAGGCCCGCATAACTTCCGCAAGAAGATCTTACCGACCTATAAAGGGAACCGTAAAGGCGGTAAACCTCTGGCCTATTGGGCCACTGTACGCGCCGTCAAAGAACGCTTCAAATGTGATGAAGTAGATGGTCTTGAGGCTGACGACCTCATGGGCATTCTGGCTACCTCCGAGGGGCATGAAGACAGCATTGTTGTGACCCTCGACAAGGACCTGCGAACGGTTCCAGGGCGCCACTTCAACCCCGTCAAAGACGCAAAGCCCTGCATCATTACCCCCTCTCAGGCGAACCTGAAGTGGTTCACTCAGACCCTGACCGGAGACACCACAGACAATTACGCAGGCTGCCCCGGTATAGGCCCAAAACGCGCCGAAGCGATCCTGAAGGGCTGGGACGGACGCTCTCTGACTGCGGGGTGGAAGATGGTGGTCGAAGCTTACAAGAGCAAGAAGCTGACAGAGGCGGATGCGCTGGTACAGGCAAGAGTGGCCAAGATACTGACACGGGATGATTACGACAAGGAAAGTAAAGAGGTGATTTTATGGGGCCTTAAGGGGCCTCAGAGACTGAAACTTGAAGATGTTATGAAATAGAGAGGAAAGAGAATGCGCAAGTTTAAGGTAGGAGACCGTGTAAAGGCGGTAGATAGTTTTCGCCTGCTTTCCAAACACGTAGGTAAGTGTGGCCGCGTCCAGAATGTAGGTGAGTACTTCATAGACGTGGCATTTGATGACGGCGCGTATGATGATGGCCGCCTGACAGATTTCGAGTTTCTCCATCCAGCTGTGAACACAGAAGCCCTCAAGGCAGACCTGATGGCTGCTGTAGAGGCCGGAGAAGGGGCCAGCGTCTGGGACACATTAGGTTCCCATGCCAAGCCAGCATTCGCCAAGGAGCTTCTGGAGAAGCACTTCAATCTTGTTCGGGTGCCAGCTTCGGCTGCCAAATGGGTAGAAAAGGAGAGCGCAGCTTGAGCAAGCCGGTATCCGTGGACGACTGGTGGGACCTTACATCTGAAGAGCGTAAGGAATTTGAGGATGCCCATGAGCGGCGTGTAGAGGTTGTTTCGGGGGCTACTGTACGGTCCCTTGAAGTGCGTTCTGAGGACCTTAAGAGGGAGGCTGTATGTGTGCCGGAGGCGCGCGCTTCAGGCGGCCTTCGATACAATGAAGGTAAGCTGCGCTACGACCTTCTCCCTCCAGATGCCGTACAAGAGCTTGTAGAGGTCCTCACAAAGGGCGCTCAGAAGTACCCAGAACGGAATTGGGAGAAAGGCATGGACTGGTCAAATTGCCTGGCCAGCCTGAAGCGGCATCTCGCCTCATGGGAAATGGGCACAGATAACGATGCAGAGACAGGGCGGATGCATATGGCTCATGTCATGTGGAACGCCATGGCGCTCGTGACATATGCCTTACGGGGTATTGGGACTGATGATCGCCCCCAGATCAGGGCGCACACAGTGTGAGCGAAACCGTCACGATCACTGTCGAAAGGCACAGCGAACTGCTGGATGCAGAGCGCGAGCTAGATGCTCTCCATGCAGGCGGAGTTGATAATTGGGAGTGGTACTCAGAGAGTCTGCGTGAAGCGGGGTTCTATGATGAGGACGACGAGTAAGTAAAATCAGTTCCCCTTAGAGGCCCTTTTCGGGTCCCTTTGGGGAACTGTTTTTACTTAACCTGTGGACAGGAACAGATTACGTTCTTGGCGCGTCTCAGGGATAGCCCCCGGCTCACCTCGCCTTTGATTAGGTTCCATTTCGGGAACTCGTTAGCGGCTCCTTTGAAGTCCCCTGCATTGAGCCTTTTCAGCAACGTTGAGCGGCTGAACGCAGACTCTCCGATGTTGTAGACCAAGCTCAGTACAGCGGCTCCTTGGCGGTCCGTCAGAGGCACTTTCACAAGGCGCTCGATAGTGTCCCAGAAGGACACCAGAACGTTCCTCAGCAAGGCCGCTGCCATAGGCTCAGACATGGTTGGCGTTGCGGCTGTGACCGGCTTACCGTTGAGCAGGTAGGTAGACCCATAGCCGATTGTCCAGACGCCGCCTTGGTCCCGATAGGGGCGTGATCTGAAACCCTCGAATGAGGCTACCAGAGCGACCGCCTCTTCAGGGAAACCCATCAGGTGGCCTTAGGGGTCTTGAAGGCCGCAATGATCTTTATGATCGCAGTGACCGCAGCCAGGATGACAGCGCGGATAGCGTCGGAACTGCCAGAGGTAATAGCCGATTCAGCAGCCGCAGCAACAGTAGCGATGCCTCCAGCAATAGCGGCTCCTTCTAGTTTCGTGATTTTCATTACTTAGTCCAGAAATGGTTGAAAAGAGTTTCTCCGATCCATCCCACCCCTCCAATACCAAGGGATACAGCGGCCCAGATACCGAGGACTTTGGCGCGGTCATTCTCTATTGTAGAGATACGCTCCTCAAGGTCCTTGAGTTTTCTGTCCTGCTCTTTATCCCGTGTCAGGAGCATATCGAGTTTACCTTCAATGCGCCCGACAAGGAGTAGGAGGGTATTGGGAATATCGGTACGTTCTTCGGGAGAGAGCATTAATCAGGCTCCTACCCTGAGGGTATAAATCAATTGGGATACATTCGTGCTTCCCATGCGAAAGTCACAGGGTAAGGCTGTGAACTCTGCACATGTACAGTAAATCCGGTGCTGGTCTTGGTATCTGCGTACCAGCCTGCCGCCGTTCCAGGGGCTTTCGTGGGAGATATGGAGACCCAATAAGGAACTCCAGGGAGCCCGTGAGGAACCGTTACGGACACCTCTCCGGCTGGTAGAGTCACCTCGCCACGGCTGACCGTGAGATAACCGGCATTGCCTCTACGTGCGCCCCCGTTTTGTCTCCGCTGAAATACACCCCTACTTGAGAGTTATACGCGAGATCGTTGCCTGTAATGGTCACACCTGCCCCGTTGACCGCACAAATACCGGCTGTTGTGCTGAGGTTGGAATTCAACGCCCCTGAACGGGTCCCCGTAATAAGTGCTGTAGAGGCCTGGTTTGTGTTTATCAGGTTGATAGAACACGTACCTGCGGCACCGTTAGCCCCGTTCTGAAGGAATTCAGCCCCTACGATCTGCGTTCTGAACGCGCTTCCAACATAGCCTTCCTGCGAATTATCAAAGACAATCACGTCTCCGATCTGAATATCCGCAACATTACCTGTGACGTATATTCCGCGGCCTATATTGGACTTTGGCAGCCTGAAGCTCCGACCCGTTGCAGCCGTACCGGCGGCTTCAATGAACGTTCCGCCAGAAACGGTAATATGACCGCTGTAGGTGTTGAAGAACAGCTCGTTATTCCCGTCTGTAGAGAATATGCCGCCCTCGATGTTGATGTTGGAAATATACCCTTCAGGTGTCCCAACAAACCGCGCTCCACCAAGGCCATTGGCGAAAGCCTGCGTGTCCCACCACGGAAGTAATATCATGGGGTTTTTCGTGTTGGATACGACACTGTAGCCATAGCCATCGTTCGTCTGGCTAATGGTGTTGGTCAGGTTCCATTGTGCTGTCGTGTATGTTGCGTTGTTGCTCAGATAGAACCCGTCGCCATAATTGTTCTGTGCCGTCAGGTTTGATGCAACGCCATAAGCCATCCCGCCCAGATAAAATCCGGTCCATTGATTGGTGGCATAGATGTCCCGCAGGTAGCAAATCCACCTCCCCCGCCTGACGTATCAATACCCCGCGCCGTATCAGAGGTTGGAGCGACAGACCGATCTACCGAAAAGCCAGACAGGGTGTAGTTGGACAGCCCAGCAGCCACAGAAATCACAGGGGCTGTAGCCGAGTTGGAGACGAACGTTACAGACGTTTGCCCCGCACCTACGAGCGTAGTGCCGTTTCTGGTGATGTTAATGGGCGAGGAAACCAGGCACTTGCTGATGCCCTGCGGGATCGCAACGTTGTTGTATGCTGAAAGAACGGCATTGATGGCCACTGTGTCGTCGGTTGTGCCGTCACACTTTGCGCCCTTTGCCAAGATAGAAACAAAGGGGGGTTGCAGGAGGCCACCTGAAGTCAGGCCCTGTTTGATAGTCAGCTTGTCAAAGGTCGGAGCCGGAAGAGCATACGCACTTGAAGAGGCAAGGAGCCACAGGAGAGTCCCGCCACAGAGACCTCTATACAACAGCAATAGTCCCCCCGTTATTCCATAGAGTCCCTGAGGGAAGACCTTCATCGGAAGTCGGGAGGCCCCGTAGATCCCCCGTCAGGAAATAATTTGCGTTGATCAAAGCCTGCTGGGCATCTGAGAGGGCCTTCTGGGCTGCCTCGTTAGCATCCTGAGCAAGGGGGAGAGCAGCCTGTAAGGCGTTCTGTATGTCCAATGCAGCTGCAATCGACAGGGTATTATCGTAAAAAAAGGACCCACAGCACTTTGCAGGGGTCTTCAAGGAAGGTGTGGTCATAGGACTCTAATCCAGAGGATATAAAGGTTGGATGGCAGAGGGGCCACCACTATTTTCCATAGCGATCGTCTGCCCTTGCACATCCCCTAAGATCCCGACAAAGGTGTCTTCCCATGTCTGGGTTGAAGGGTGATCACACCACAGCCCCGCGTACTTCAGCGCACCGTAAGTAAGAAGATCAGGACAGGATAAGCTGAAGGCATTGGTGTCGGAAAGGTCCTGGAGACGGTCCACTGAGCCATAGTAGTGCAGAAGCACCGACCCGCCGTTGGGTATTGCCCCCCGAAAGTGCAGCGTACTTCCTACCCTTGCATAAGCACTTGGAGCGCCTAACTTAGGAAGCTCTACAATCTGCCGGAAGGCCTTTCGGTCCAGGGGTCTACTGCGGTCCTGACAGGTGGTACTGGAAAACACATCAATCATCTCCAGAAGGTCATCAGGGACCGTCACATAGGTCATCTCCCCCTGAGCTAAAATAAGACGTGAGCGTTCCATTGAGGGGACCCTGAGGGTCCTCTGAACGCGCATAACGGCCCTGTTGACGAAAGCGATAGCGCGCTCCTGAGGGCAGTCATCCCTGTTAAGTTCGCCGTTGAAGTCGGAGAGTATGTCCTGAAGGGTACTCATCACCACTTTCCGGCTTGAGAGTTGATGAGGAGAGGTACCCAGCTAGGCGTCCCGTTTACGAGCAAGCACCCTACATAAGTGCTTGCATTCGTGGGATTTGTATCCTTGTAAATGTAGGACGAGCCTGCATTGTGATCAGCAGTCATAGCCGTCCAGAACTTCTGACCATCCGGAACATAGGCGATCAGAGGGGGAGTGCATGGACGGGGCAGATCATCAAACGCTATCGAGGGTGGAGAGAAGCTGGTTGTAACAGCCAGCGTCTGAACCGTGCCGCCTGTTTTGGGAAGGTACGTTGCGGACGCCTGCTGATGAAGCGAGTCCATTGCATAAGTGAGCGCATCAACAGTCGTGTAACTGCCCAGCCTGCTATCGAGCTGATCTTGAGTAAGGTAGTCACAAAGCAGCCCTCCAGCACACACCAGGGATACAGGCTGGACCTTATGCCAGACACCTGACGAAGCCTTGTAAGATGTGACTGCTGGCACTCTGTCTTGACCGACTGGAGTGACTAACGTCTGTGCCGAGGCAAAGGGAGAGATAAAAAAGAGTGCAGCTAGGGCACTTAAAAGGCGCCACATGGTCAGCCAATCTCCGAAATGTTGATGGTTCCTACAGCTCCGTTATCAGGAACTGCTGCAAGGACTGTTCCGGGGGCAGCGTTCAGGTACTCAACATGGCCTGTCGGGAGGAAGAGCCCCTGCCCTACTGCGGCTGGGCCGTTGAGGCTGATCCAAGCGTCTACCGTGCCAACAACTCTGATTGCACGGCTTGCCGTAGAGACTGGCTGAGCTGAGGCACTGCCTGAAGACAACGTCAGGTTTGTGGATTTATAGATTGTGATGGGGGAGTATGACATCATATCTCCTTGGAAGTGGCCAGGAATGCTTCAAGATTGTCTCTACGAAGTAGTGCAACAATCTCACGAGCCTCCATGTTCCAAGGGTCATAACCCTGAGCGCACCACAGATCGAACACAGCTGCAGGGATAGAGGCGACCTTCATGTATTCGCGCTCCCTCACATTTTTCGAGGCTAGGCGCTCATCCCGCAGGGCTGCGAGAAAGTCGTCCGAAAGTTCTTGTTTGCGTAGGATCACGAGCGATCCGTCATCCTGACCTATCAAGTTGGTCTGGACGGTGTTGAAAGCGTTCAAGGGCCTGCTTTGAAGAATGTGAAGGGGAACCGAGGAGCCCCGTTAGAGGCCCCTCAGAGTGGCTTAGTCCAGGTTCGTGATCAGGCTGAGCCTTTGAAGTTCATATGCTTCAGAGAGAACTCGCCCAGGATCTGCTTGTTCTTGGTGTCACCTGTGATCGCCAGATCCTGCGTGAACCAGTCACGGAAGGTGACAAGCTTCCACATTGCCGGGTCAAACAGCAGAGCATCCGCCGTGGTGTCCTTTGAGCCAGAGGCATTGGTGCCCCGAACAAAGCGGTCCATCACAACCTTAAGGGTCCCGAAGGGGGACTTATAGATTGAGATGTTGTGATTCAGGGTTGTGTCCTGATTCTGAACCATGACGGTACGGTTGGAAGCAGAGAAATCAGCAATAGTGGCGGCATCGCTGGGGCGGACGATGATCGTGGTCGGATCAGCACCGTTATCATAGCAGGCCTGCTGCGTTGTCAGGACCATCTGCTCAGTGAGCGGGGAAGCGGCAGGCGTTTCCGAAGCGTTCATACCCGCCCCAGCCGTATAAATCATGCTGGGATCAATCATCGCCTGATAGCCGGCCATCTTCCGCGCCGTACCTGCTGCACCAGCCTCTTTACCCTGTCCGGTGCCGATGAAGGCCCACTCGCGGTCGCGCTTCAGCTCCTTGGAACGTAGGCCCAGCTGATACGCCATCTCATCCCTGCGCCCATACGTCTGGGTCTTCTGCATGGACCCCGTCACACTAGCCGTCTTGGTAAAGATCTGAGTGGTGTTCTCCCGCATCACAGTAGGTTTGGACTGCGCGTCAGGAGCTGTTGCACCCTCAGTCTGAGCATTCTCCCCTACATTCATCAGGGAGTCTTCCTGCCAGTCGAAGAGGCGCTGGCCGCACTTATCACTGCCGATCATCGACTGAAACGGCGTACTGGTCGGAGCAATATTGGAGATAATGTCCGAAACGTCTTCTTTGGTACCTACAACATCGTAGGAGGAAATGGTGGTCAAATAGGTTCCTTAGTGAAATTTAGCCGAGAACGCTGCTGTAATGGCGTCTACGTCAGAGGGGTGGGAGCGTAGGTTGCTGATAGCCTTGTTCAGCTCAGCCTTCTCGGCTGTGTCCGCACTTGCGCGGGCTGAGCCCGGTTTGATCACCCGGCTAGGCTTGTTGACGACTTTCTGGATCTGAGCATCTACAGTCTTGCTTCCAGTGTCATACAGGTAGGCTTTATGCAGAAGACGGAGGACAGCAGGGTCCACAATGTTTTCAACGCCTTCTACACCACTTTTACGCCCAAACTCGATAAGCTTGGGGTAGACCGCAGGAAAGTCCTTGATGCCCTTAACGGGATCTTTAAGAACCTCCACACACGCTTTAGCGGCCTCTTCTCGGGCCGTTTCAGCAGCCTTCCGAGTTTCCTCAAGGCGCCCATTTACCTCGCTGTGCAGGAATGCGAGATCAGCGTGGGCAGCCTCAGCATCGGCTCGAATTTGACGGAACGTCTCCGTGTCGATACTCGGGTCCCGGCTGATAGCGAGCCAGTCGATATCCTTGTAGGGCGCATAACGCTCCTCAGCGCGGCGCCACATCTCGGAGTAAGCCGCTTCAAGGCGGGCTCTCTGTGCTGTGGCGGCTTCGGAAGCCTTCGCAGCCTCTTCAAATCGCCCTGAGAACTGGCCGTGTTCCTCAATGATACTCCGCAGAGCCTTCAGCTTGAAGGTTCTGGACTCCTCACCAAATGGAAGCTCGACATCAGGGTCATCGTCTTCAGGGGCAGGCGCCTCCTCAGCAGATACCGTAGCTTCTTCCTCAGCCTTCGGTTCTGGGAGCTTCTTGTGAGGGTCTTCGGCAGCACCCTCAGAGGCTTCAGAGGGAGTGAACCGTGCTGCGAAGGCTTCAGTAGCATCAAACTCAGGGGCGCCCTCAGGGGCACCTTCAGGGGCCATAAACGGGCCTCTGTTAAACAGGATCAATATGTGTCCTCATGGTTGTCTAGGGCTTCCTGCATCTGCTCCCCGGCTGACTGGCGCATCTGTAACTCACGACAGATTTCAGTCAGTGCATACTGAAGAAGATGGTGGTACTCCCTGGCCTCCCGGCCTGCGTCCCCTGGCTGTGAAGCACAGAGGGCGGATAGGTTGTAATTGGTGAGATCATCCACGACTGAACAGAAAGTCGGGTCCTCAAGCAGGCGCTTGGCAGCCTCGCCGCGCTCAATCAGGAGCGCAGCCTGGTCCTCGTTATGGGGTATCAACCGGGTTCAATCCTTGCTTGGGCAGCCCCCATTTCAAGGGCCTCTCTCGACATGAGAAGTTCAGCGGTATCAATATCAATCTTGTGATCCAGCTGATCGCGCTTGAGAGCCTGCTCCATGTGAGCCTTCTCAGTCTGTAGGTGGATCTTTGCCATACCCTGCTCATACTTCTGCTGAGCCTCTTCCCGTGCCAGCTGTGCATTGAGCTTTGCAGCCTCTGCATTTGCCAGTTTGACCTGGGCATCAGCCTGCTTAACTGCCAGCTCGGCCTGTTGGAGCGGATCGGGCTGTGGGGGCTGGATCTGATCAGGGGGAAGAATAACGCTGGTAGCGTCCTTGATACCCATGTTCTCCAGAATACGACTGGCAACATAGAACTTCTTGTCAGGCGTGTAGGCGGGGCCGTAGCCGTTTGCCGGGTTCGACAGATACTGGTCGATCGTTTGCCACTTCTGAGCCTCTTTGGCCTGCTCACCGTAGCCAAGCGCGAGCGATATCTCCATCTCAGTGTCTTCAGGCCACTGCGTGAAGTCCGTCTGCTTCCAGACCCCGTTTGACTCCTGGATGAGCTTCTGAGGCTCTTCATTCTCAAGGATCAGCCGGTAGACCATCGAGTAGAGCTTACGCAGAAATACCTCTGCAAAGTTCCGCGCAATAATCTTCTGCCGAATCTGTGAGACCGCAATCAGGTCCTGCACCATACCCTGAGAGTTCTGGGTAGAGATGGCGTCTTTATTCAACCCCTGTGACAGGCTTGAGATGCCGCTGATTTCCTCGCCACCCTGCTGAAGCTGGGACATGGTCTGGAAGACGAACGGGTTCAGGGAAGCCTGCGGCAGGGGCGCAACTGAGGACATAACGTCGCGGACGTTTACAATACCCCCTAACCTGTTCTCCATCAGCTCACGAGGGTTCGTTACACCGCCCTGAGCAACCATCATTCGGGGGTTGGTCGTGATGAGGGAGTGGTTGATGATGGAACGGGTCAGGAAGGTCTGGGCGTTCTGGGTAGGAACCAGCAGAAGCCCATAATTGGTCCCGTAGAATGCGTGGGACCGAGGGAGGGCGCAGAAGTCAATAAAGGGCTTGGTGTTGACAGGCTCCTTATCGAGAACCTTATTGCAGCATAAATCAACCTTATAGAGCTGACTTGTCCCATCACCCTCTATATCCAAGTGCATGTAGCACTCATATACAGTGTAGATACGCTGGGCTTCCTGCGTGTCCCCATCTCGATCAGCGAGGCCTATAACATCGCCTGTCTGATCAAAGCGTTGAACTACCTCAGGATTAAGCCGTGCCTCCATCCCATCACTGTCTGGCAGCGCATCCACCACCTCCCTTGCATATCCGTGCTTGATAAGCTCAGAGCGGGTCATGGTCTGGCGATGGAACACCAGGTTGGCTTCCTCAATGGACGTTGCCATCTGGGAGATACCAAACTCTTCAGGCGGGATAGGCCGCAGCCGGACCTGTGAGCGGTTACGTTTACACTTCACGCGCACACGTTTCAGGACCCCTTCTTCGTCCCCCTTTTCGACCTCTTCAACTGAACTCGTAGGGTCCTTCAGGAGGAACGCCATGAGCTGCTCATAGGAAGGCTCACTCAGCTCATAGAACTGGTCCTCGTAGGCTGTCTCCCAATAAACCTTGCAGACCCCGTTACGGGCCTTCAGAGCGTCCTCAATAACCGTCTGGAACACCTGGAATCCAGGGTTCTGTGAGAAGATCACACGGGTGACATAGTCAGTCCTGAACTTGGCCTGCATGTCTGTCTCACCCGGTGCAGTATTGAAGACAACCGGGCGAGTGTTACCTGAGAAGACCTCAAGAAGCTGTGCCTTCATGCTCTCGATGCCTACATAGACATTCATAGAGCGGTAGTCAGAATCTCCTTTGTGGAGCATTCCGGGTTTTTCGGCATCATAGTAGCGAGAGACGCGCTCACGCTCTCTGGACAGCTTTGAGCTGCCGCCGTAGCCGTAAGACTGGCCTATGCCTGTCTGGGCAAGAGCGGCAATTGCCGCATCTGTCAGTTTCGCCAAATTACTCCTGAGGGGAAAGATACCAGTCGTCCAGGACCTCTATAGGCACCCAGCGTTTTTCAGTGATGTGTAGGGCTAGGGCGAGAGCCATGACGGTGTCGTCGTGCTTGCCCTTGTCGGCCTCCATGCGGCCTGATTGTGTGACGATGAACGTCCGCATCTCGTCCAGGGTAGTGAAGTCATAGACAGCTACGTGATCCTTGCGGATTTCAGCCCGGAGCTTGTCGATAATCAGGGGCTTGGTAGAAACGTTGGTCTGGAAGCCAAGCCGCTTTGTAACCTGATCCGTCTCCTGATTATGGACCTCATCTGAGTAGACGTTAGGGTATCGAAGGTCCTTGAACAGTCTAGTTACTGTGAGGATACCGTGGTTATTGGCCTCAACTATAATCCGGGCATCATTATAAAGGTGCCCGAGGGCTGCTAGAATGTGTGCAAAGTAGTCGGGATCAACCTGAGCGCGGAAGATACCTACCTGTCTCATATCAGGATCAAGTATCTGAGCCACAGACCAGTCTCCGTTTACCCCTGCTGCAACGTCTGCCCCGATGAAGTAACTCTCTCCCGGTTTGATCGGGTGGAAGAGATGTAGCTCTCCCATGGAATGTTCTACGAACTTCCCGTTCTCGTAAGCCATACGGCTGACAGGGGGTTGAAGAACTCTTCGCATGTCATCCAGTCTGACTGGATCGAATACAGGGCGCCCAGAGGTTAGAAAGGCTTCTTCAGGAGTTGCCGGGTATTCCTGCTTCCATAGGTCCAGCCCCTTCTCTGCAATCTTCTGCCGCCTGAACATAAGCTGCCAGTCATCGAGCCCGTACTTGGCGGCTTCATCCTCTTCCATAGGGGTGCGTTGAAAGCCCTTTACAGGCTCAACCCGGCAGGTCGGATCAATGAACCAAGGTAGGAATACTGGAATAAACTCTGATCGACCAGCAACAGCCTCCTGCCACTGTTCGTAGAACACGCCCGTCATACCGTTGGCTGTGCTCTCGATATAAACCTCAGTGTCATCTTTCTTTGGGACAGCATCCATCAGTCCAGAGAATATTTCCCGACTGGATGCCTTAGGCCAGAAAGCTACCTCAGAGGCATGAACATGTGTAAGGGTCTCACCTCGCCCCACTGTATCACCGCCTGCTGTTGCGACGATGTAGCCGCTGTCCAATTTTCCGAACCGAAGTTCCCGCCTAGATGCTGTTCTAGTGGCTGGTCTCAGAACTTCAGGACACAACTCGTGAAACCGCTGTGTCATATCAAACAGGGTCGAGGTGGCTGTTGCGTGGTGTGTAACGACTATAGCCTTCTTGGCCTCGCGCTGGGAGACCCGGAAGTAGAGGCGCCCCTCAACGTAGGTTGATAGGCCCTGTTGGCGGGACTTCAGGATGATGACGCGAACGCGCCCTGTGGCTGCCTTCTGCTTCTCTACAATCTCACTAAGACGCCGCTGTGCCTCGTTAAACACGAACGGGACGATTTTGGCATCCTTCGTCCGAATCTTCAGAGCGTGTTTGGCGTAGAATTCAAAGTCGTTATAGAGGCGCTGGCGGACACGCTTACGACTCTCGCTCAATCCTCTTTGATGCTGTCCAGCCAAGTCTCAGCAAGGGAAAACTGATTCTCGGTCTTAACTACAGGCTTGGTCTTGGTGAACTCCAGCACAGTCTTGAGAGCTGCCAGGCGGTCACGGGTTGTATAGAGGTATTTGCTTGTCGGCCTTGCCTCGTGTTCGGTCGGCGCAGGCTCTTCCCTGGTGATGACGATTTCAACTGCGGCTGCCAGCGCAACCTCGGCCATCTCACCTTCTTTGGTTATCTTTCCTTGCTCAATCATCTTCTTAACAATCTTGTTGGCACGGGTGGCACCCTCGCGTCTGATCTTGGCGAGCAGCTTCTTCTTGCCCGCCCAACCCGGAGGAACGCCCTGGCAACCCCATTTCTTCAGCTCAATCAGACGCCTGATGCGTTTAGAGCTTGCCTCCTGGACCGCACGGTATTCCTCAAGTGTTTCGGGGTAATGCGGAACGACGCCCACGAGGCACGGATACCAGATCCCCTTTACCTTGTCCTGAAGGGCTGGGTGCCGGTTCAGAGGCTTGGCGTTCGGGGGTCTGATGATCCTTGGAAGACCATCCTCGGCAATATAACGTTCGTAGGCTGCCAACTGGCGTTTCTCCTATTTTCTGCGCAATCTGCGCTTCGATTTCGGGACGATGAGAGGCCATGAAACGGCCTGTTAGGTGGTTGATAGCTGCTTGGGCTTCAGGAGCTGTCAGCACAGGACACAGAACTGTGGCCTGGATATCTCTGAGGAACTCTCCAAGGGTCATCAGTCTGACTGTTTCATAAGTTGCTTGGTAAACATGTGGGCGTGTTGCTGAGCCTCTTCAGGGGGAAGGGTGGCGAGGTAGTTCTGTGCCACCTGCATCTTGTCCTGAGGGTGTGGAGCGTGGGCTACAGCCGCAATTGCTGAAGCCAACGCAGGCTTCCCATTCTCATGTGCGGACTGTGCAAGAGCAGCCGCGTGAGCACCGTAGCGGGGCTTCTTAACCTTCGATTTGCTCTTGCGTACCCGATTGATGTTGTCCAAGCTGGCAACAACCCCACTCTGCTTTGTGGAGTTGTCTTGCAGGTCATCTGTAGGGTGGGCAGAGCCTGAGGCCCCCTTTGCCATTGTCGCCGCAAATGTCCTGCGCCGCGCCGCTGCTGCGGTCAGTGCTATCTGGTCTGTCAATCAATTCCCTTAAGAAGCTGCTGAGAAATAAACGAAGACGCCTCAGGATGCTTTGCCAGTAGCTCCTGATAGAGATTCTGCTTAGCCTCGGTCTTCGGGAGGACCTTGAGATCCTGCATACGTGCCGCAACCTCGTGATGTCCTGCTGCCGAAGCAGCCTGTGCTGCGCCATCTACAGCAGACTGATAGGACCGCGCCGCCCCTGCCCAACGGTGATAGTTGTCTATTGGGCGTCCCATGTTAGATGGCCCGTTTGGGACCTCAGGGACTGATGCAAAGGCTCTTTTGATCGCCTCAGCTGCTGAGGTGTCATAATCCTCAGGCCGCTCTGCACCTGTCCGCAGATGATGAACCATGCGGGCCAGGTAGCGCGCCGTGTAGCCGTCTGTATGCTGGCCTGAAAGGATGGCATCAGCTGCATCCTGAGGGAGCCCCGAGGTGATACCCTGATGTACTGCATCAGCAATCTCACTGTGCAATGCCGGGGGCAGACGCTGATCTGTAAGCTTGTGGTTAATAAGTACCTGCCCACCCCGCAGCTCTGGCTGGAATCCTGCGGGGACTTCGGGAGCGTCTGGTACAGATTGAGCCGGTCGGATCGGAGCTTGAGGCTGTGGGCGTGGGGCTGCGGGCACCGCTGCCGGACCTTGAGGAACCCCGAAGTCAATCCCTTCAGGGTTGCGTATGGGACTTCCCATATCTCCTGCTGATGCCTCAAAAAGCATCTCGGGATCAGCCTCGTTGAGCCCGCCTGAGATGCGGCGCGCCTTGTCCAGGGGATTCTCCCCTGCCTCCTGCCCCGTTATCTTGAGTACACGCTGCGCGGCGCTGTTAAGCCGTTGTGCAGGGGCTTTAGATAGTCCAAGGCGACTATCAAGCCGCGCCCGATAGCGCCACCAATAAGCATTCCCGGAGGTGTATCGAGCAGACCTAAGGCCGTATGATGCCCGAAGAAGGGAATCATGCCCCCCGCAGCTGCCCCTATCTTTTCAAGAGGCCCCTTGGAATTCCGCAAAAGCTTGTTGCTAGAAGCTGTGTCCAGGTGGTCCAACCCGCCAAGGATGGCATCCCTCACACTTGGAGGGATGTTCTGCATCTGAGAAATAGTATCGTAGGCAGAGCCAGGGGCTGTAGAGATACGGTTCTGGTGAGCAGCCGCCTGCCCTACCGCATTTACGATCGTTTTCCGCTGGGCTGCTGAGATGAGGGCATTCTTGTGTAGGGCATCCGCAAGACCGCTGAGGGTCTCAGAACCATCCTTTACATAGCTGGCGGCTGAGTTTGCCCACGGTCCCTCATTAAGGGTGGATGTGTGGTGTGCATCAATACCTGACAGCACAGAAGCTGTGACTGGCGCCCTTGACTCAGGAACCGTGCAAGGGCTCTGGCATCAGCCAGTTTTGAGCCCGCTGCTGCACCTCCCGGAACCGCAAGTCCGGCTGCCAGCTCAATAGCCGCCTGTTGAGCTGGGGAGCTCCCGCTGCATGGGCCAACATCCCGGCACCTGTAGAGGCTGCACCTGAGGCCGCCCCTGTCCCAAGACGGGTGAGCGCACCCGCAGCACCGCCAAGGGCAGCGCCAGGAAGGGCACTTACAGCCCCTGAGTAAAGCTGTTCACCGACCCCTTGTGGCTTGGCTACACCTGCCCGATCAAGGGCTGCCCCCGCCTGCTCACTTATGGGGGTTGGCTTCACATCTGCCAGTTCAGGCCGGATTGCCGAGGCCTGGGCAAGATCAGTGTCCCCCGCGTGGGAGAACATATCCGCAAGCCCTGTCACGCCATTTGTGAGGGCGCGTCCTGTGATACCAGCCCAATGGTGCAGAGTGGACTCATGAGGGGCTTCCTTAGGTGCCACCTTAGGGGAATCAAACTGGTCGAATGGGTTTCCCCCGCCCGACGCAGGCTTTGCATCAAACTGGTCGAACGGGTTCTGGGCCATTACTTTCCTAGTATAGCTGCAGCAGCTCCCTTGCCGTATTTCTGGTCAAAGGCTTCGGAGAACTGCGGGTTGTTACGGAGATAATCAACGGCAGCCGGAGGCGCGCTGATAGAAGGCGCTTTAGGAGCGTCTTTGGAAGACCCCTCATCGCCCTTAGGCACTGCCGAACCCTTCGATTTCCACTGCTCGAAGCTAGGGATATCATGGGACGTTACAGACCCGTCATCTCCTGTTTCGAGTGGATTTCCTATGCCCTGAACGTACTCTCCAAGAGCAGATTCAATCTGTGCAGGAGTAGCATTGGGGTTGTGCTGCAAGAGGGTCGCTCTAGCCTTATCTACGGCCATCTGGAGGCGCGCATTTGCTGTAGTCTGCTTGAGAACGGCGCTGCCAGCTTGATACGGGACTGACTCATCTGGAAGGGACTGACCTGCAACCTTCAACCCGGCTACAAGAACTCGGGAGCCGTTTGCACGAGCCAGAAGAGAAGTCAGTACACTATGCTCTTTCTTCAGCGCGGCTGCATCGGGGTTCCCAAGCCCATTCCCTGACAGGACTGAAGCCAAGGGGATACGCCATGAGGCACCCATACCGGGCTTCGACATCACAGTATTCTGGAGCCGATCGTAAGCCCCCTGGTAATGTTCTAAATTGTTCAGGAGCGCCTGATCATCAGTCAGAGCTGTTGCGTGATCCCGTGCGTACCTGTCCCGCTCACTCTGATTCTTCTGAGAGAATTGCTGAGCGCCTCGAATGCCCCCTGGAACCGGAAGGGCCTGGAGTGCCCATGGATCACTCGGAGGAGCCGGAGGCAGTTCCTGAGGGGGTTGGCCAGGGGGCGTCTGAGGGGGTTGAGGCTCAGCGCCAGGAGGACCTTGAATGGCAGGTCCCCCTTGGGGACCCTGTACGACTGACCCCGCAGGAGGCACACCGTCAACACCTACAGGGGTATAGGGCGCTCCCGTCAGGGCTGCTGTCTGCAGTCCTCGTGCATTTGCCAGAGCCTGCCTCAGCTTTATAGCGTTCGCCTGGTAATCGGCGCGCTGTGAGAGGCTGGCCTGTTTATCCTGATGATTCAGGTCCTGCCCTCGCGTCAGCACGTCTGCCCTTGTCTGGGCACTCTTGACACGTGCATCAGCGGAGGTCTGAGCAGCCCCTAAGCGCGCGCCTATGTTAGCCGTCGCAGTATCAGCCCTGAGTCCGTACAGCCCCGCAAGCTGCTGTTGTTTGTAGAGTTCAGCGGCGCTGCGCTCCTGCTGGTCTGTTGCATCAGCAGCTCCCGCCAAAGCCCCTGAGATACCCTCTCCAAATGTGCGCCCACCTGCAAAACCAGCTCCAGCACGTAAAAGTATCTGCGACAGGTTGCGCCTGCTTGACGGATCAGCTGCGTCCTGGAGGGCCTTAGGAATAGGCGGGGGTACATACGTTAGCTGGGGAGCCGGTTGACTGGCCATTTCAGGTTCTTCTTTCGGCCCCGTAGGAACCTCTTCAGGGATGGTTAAGGGGGTGCGCGCCGCAACATGCTGAACATAGTTCGGATCCCCGCCCCCATTGTGAAGCCTGAGGATCGCAGGGTAGTCAGCGGGATTTTCAAAGCTAAGTCCTGCATGTTCAGCCTTTGCCTTCAGGAGCTGGAGGGCAAATGCCGAAGATTTGGCTGGATCATTAATATCCTGCCCACTGAGGGGCGCTAATCCGTACCCAGGCTTTGCAGCCGTTGAGGCCGTAACCTGAAGCACATTCGGAGACGCCCTACCAAAGGAGGATTCCTGGCCAAACATCCCGTATGCTGCGGGAAGAAATTTTGGGCTGATTCCTGCGGCGTCAAATCCCGCAAGAAATTGACGCTCGTAGGTCATGTGTCCTCAGATATATTTTGTAAGTAGACCGCCCAGACCAAGGGCTCCACCGAGGAGTGTGTTACCCAGGGAGCCGCTCTGCTTGGTTGTGGAGGTGCCTGTCGAGTTGCTGCCGTAGTTACCGCTAACGAGCCCCAGATAGTTATTCAGAATTCCTGTCTGGTACCCGTTCTGGTTCTGCCACTGCTGGTAAGCATTGGTCAGAGCGTTCTGATCGTTGCTCTGCTGTTGCTGACCTGCCCCAGCCTGAAGTTGGTAGTTGGCCAGCGCGTTCTGCATGGCGCTATTCGTCGCTGTGTTTCCAAGCGCGGCTGCCGTCCCCAGCTGACTGTTTGCAGAAAGCTGAGAGTTTACATTCTGCTGCTGGAGGCCGAGTAGGCCAGAGGCGGCGTTGAGCTGGTTCGAAGTGTTGTATTGCGAGTTGTTCTGCTGGAGCCCCGCCGTACCAAGCGCCGATGCGTTGCCCAGACTGCCCTGAGTACCCGCTGCACTGGCCGCTGTGCCAAGCCCGTTATTGTACGCACTCAGCGCCGTAGACAGCCCCTGATTATACGCATTGTTCTGGAGCGCCGCTGCCTGAGTAGCCTTGGCCGTTGCCGCCTGGCCCTGCGCCATAGCCGCCGCAGCACCTGCACGGGACGAGTTCAGCGCGCCTCCCTGAGCAGCCTGCCGGTTGATTCCAGGAAGCGTTGTCTGGTTCAACGCCTGGTCAATCGTTGCATTGTTCGCTGCAATCGCCTCATTGACCGGCGATGAGTTCATGTAGGTCCCGGCATTGGCCGCAAGGCGCTCTGTAGGGTCCGACATGGCTTGTTTAGAGACGTTCGAGAGAGTGTTCTGAGCGTTACTCGCCCCGCTTGCACCGTTGACCGCTGAGTCGTTCAGAGCCTGCGAGAGGGCAGCTGTAGGGCCGCTGGCTGAGGTTGAACCGTTGGCGAACTGGCTGAGGATACCTGAAAGGCCGCTATCAAGGCCCTGCTGACTGAGCTGGGAGGCCCTGGCCATGTAAGGCGCCAAGGCCCCTAAACCAGTTGAGCCCGCTGATGACTGGCCATCCGTCAGGGCGATGCCGGAGCCGTTCGCCCACGAATTGGCGCGGCCTATGGCATCATTGAGGGTATTGTTTGTCCCCGCCGTCATCTGGCCCGTGTAGGACCATTCGCAGACTGCTGATTGTAGTTCTGCTGGGCTTGGTTGAAGATATTCTGAACTTGGGTTGCCTGGGGATCCCAGGGCGACGTACTCGAAGAAGAAGTAGTCTTGGTCTTGCTGCTTCCCAAAGGACTCCAAAGAGCCCCGCAGGGCTACACGTTGAAAAGAAGGATCGGTTTGCCCACGTATGGGCGGCAATAGACGCCTATAGGAGAGGCTGTACGGGCTTCGGTTACGGTCCCGCAGGGGATAAACCCTGACTGCCTCAGAAATTTGAGTTGCAAAGGCTTTCCAAGCTCCTCAAGGGCATATACAGGCTCTCCTAGAAGGTCCTGTAGGGCCTGAGTGTCCTGCTGAAACTGGCGGCAGACTCTGTGAGACCACCTGAGCACGTCCACATGGACGAATAGACACTCACAGCCCCGCTCGTAGCTGATTGTGTAATCAGGACGACAGGCTACAGGGATTTTATTAGGGGAAAGGCTGCCAAGAACCTTTGGCTGCATCATAATACACCCACCTGTCTTCAGTTTGATCTGGGAGAGGTCTCCAAGGAGCTCTGGAAAACCTGACAGAGCAGTCCAAAGGGGCTGCGGGAGGCTTTGAGGCAGCCTGGGGGACAAGCGTATTAAGGGCCTTTATAGAGGCTGCTATGCTGCTCAACTCCCTCCTGATGTAATCCCGGTCACTCGTAGGGAGTGTGGGGAGGGGGGAGACCACATATGCCTTTGTACTCTGCGCGTCAGCCATTAGCGCCTACCCGCAGAGGTTACATCAGCATCAAAGCCCACAACTTCAAAGTCTATTGGAGCTGCAACCTCAAACCTGTAGCTCAGGTATCGCCCTCCCAGCATCACATCAACCTTGTACTGCGCTGTAGGATCAAACGTCAGCGGCGCTCCCCACTTTTGAGGCCCTGCTGGCATGTTAGACCCTCCTACCGTTATCTTGACAGGGGTGGACGCATACATGACCGACTGTGGAAACAGGCGTCTGACATTCTTGTATGTAGCCAAGTCCGAGCCTTGGGTATCCAAATCGAGACCTACACGCTCAAGAAAGGCGGGTGCATTACATTCCTCCTCAACCTCAAGGTCAGTAAGGACCCCTTTGTTCGCAAAGTCGTAAGCAACGAGCCGGGGTGCCAGGATTCCGCTTCCAGCTCTGGAGGTGAAGAACGGGTTGTCATCGTGACGCCCGTCCAAGTCAAAATAGCTGGATGTAATGGAGGCGTATGTGGGACCGCCGTCATCATAATCAGCATACGTCACTGACTGACTAACGGAGACAATCCCTCCCGCAGAAACATTTGGGAGATCAAGGAATGACCAGGTCTGACTTGTAAGGCTGTAGACCGCAGCTCTGTTACACCTGGACCCGACCACTTTGCTGTGGGGTCTACGGTGCTGTAGCAAAAGAGAATTTCCTTGTGTGCAGGTGAGTAGAGTGTAAAGCACACCTCTGACTGCTTGCGGTTCAGGGTGCTGAATATGAAATCCCTGACAATACCATCACATATCGACTTCTGGGTTGTACCGTCATGGAAGTATATGTCGGTCATACCAAAGCAGAAGTGTCCGCCCGAGACCTCGACTACACAGTTAGGGGCTATTAAACCCCCGTCAATACCCAGACGGGTAAATGCAAATACAAGCTGATCCCCTGTCTGCGTGACCAGAATAGCCTGATCAGAGGCATAGACCACAAAGGCGTCTTTAAGCGGCGCTCCATCCACAATAGGAGAGGTTAGATCTTCAAGCACGTTCTCCCCTGCGTTCGTGGTTGCATCATTTGCATCCCACGAGCCAGGCGGCTGACCTGCAAGGGCAAGATCAGACCACTTGAACATCTGGGGGACACTCTGGGGACCTTTAGTGACCCCGAGGGCTACCATATAGTTCCCGAATGCCCTTAGAGAGCGGCATGACCACGTCTTGTCCCATCCTGGGAGAGTCTCGAAGCGTTGTGACTGGGGTGCAAAATACAGTGGCAATGCACTAGGCTGGTTCAGATATACAACATCACCGAGGGCAGTCGTTGTGAATGCTGGCCCTACTGTGTACGAGATGCCGTCCGTAGGTGTGAGATCAATGGTGCCCCTGCGGAGCCAACGCTTAATGGATGTCGGTGTCGCATACAGAAGGGCATCGCTTACTGAAGCTGGACGGTAGCTGAGGGCAAACAGAGGGGTATCCTCTACCTTCCCTATTGTCTTGAATACAGGGGCGCGCTCTGCCTTGTTAGCATGGAACCTGACGTTAGCCCCTCTGGACCAAGCATTCAGCCCCAGCTCATACGGGCTGGGATCAGTTACAATACCTGCAGAGGCCAGACCCCGGAATTGCACAAGGGCCATCAGGTCTCCTCAAAGTTTCATAATGTAGCACAAGGCGTAATAAGGAGGCAGCGTTGCGACTGTGTGAGAATGCGTCCCGTCTGAGGCTATTCCGTGGGTGTGATCCCCCCTTGCAACCGTTACAGAATGCTGGTGGGCGCCATCAGCGGCAATCGCGTGGTTGTGCCCCTCCCCTGAACCTGTTGCTGACGTGTATGGGCCATTTGCTTCTGATACCCCGTTTATCTCAACAAGGGTTACGGATGTTCCCGTACCAGTCTGAACTGAGGCTGTAGCCGAACGCGGCGCGTTGTGTACGTGAGAAGGTAGCTGATCCGTTGTAAGATGCGTTGGCTGGGTGTTTCCGCCGTGCGCGTGATCACCCTTGGTATCCGTCTGGACAGTTGCTGTGAAGCCGCCCCCGTTCCACGTGGCCGCCCCATGGTTGTGGTCGCCCTGTAAGCTCGTAGTGCCTGTTTCAGCCCCTCCCGTAGCGCCAGCTGTGTATGCCCCAGCAGCCCCAATAATGAAGCGCCCTCTGAGATCCGGGGTGCCATTGCTTCCGTCACACAGCGTCCACTTAGCTGGGATATTGGTTGCCGAACCTGACCAGGCGATAATTCCCCCAGACGGAAACAGGTACTCTTCGACATCCTTCCCAGCAACTTTAAGATACCCGGAAGCAGTTACTCCACTCGTAAGGACATCCCCTGAGACCTGGAGCTTCCCATCCTTGTTGGTAAGGGTCAGCTGCGAGGTTCCGTCCAGTATCAGCGTACCAGCTGTTCCCAGCGCCGTTGTAATGGAGTTGATCAGCTCGTGTGAGGCTGTAATGGCGCCCTTGAAGTTCGGAAAAGTAGCCTTCAGCGCGCTTTTGATAAGCCGTATATGGCTATCTGCCTGGCTGACATCATCTGTATGTGCGGGGTTTGTAGTGACCAGGTCGGAAACATATGTTCCGCTCTCAAGGGGCATTAACGGGTTCCTTTACAAGCCCGTGAATGTGGGCGCGCATGTTCTTCAAGGGCTCTGAAAGGCCCCTAGGGGTGTAGAATGGATGTTAGCTGGTGGGAGACCGCTCTGAGTCTGTGCGCGGCGTTATTCGTCTGGACCCAGGCAGGCCTTGTGACTGCCCTCGGATATTTCACGATATGGGCGCTTTGGGTGTTCTTCAGGGGCGCCTGATTTGCGTAGGCCTCCGACCATCTTCTATTGCCTACATAGCTTGGTCGCCTGCTCCGGGGGACCCTTTAGGGGGTCTGAGGGGTGTACGGGGGGTTTTAGAGGTTCTTCAGGACACCCCTACCCCCTCAAAAAATCTGGCCAGCAGTTTCACACGGAAACCCCGACTACTGACTACGACAACAACAGCTTTAGCGGATTTTTTGAAGGGAATGTTTAAGAGACCCTAGGGGGTCTGGAAACGTCCCGCCCTTTGTTTGCCCCGAGGTTGCGACACGAACGCGTCACGTTCTTACACACTCGCACACATAAAGTCTTATGCTTCAATGCGTTATGGTGCATCCATTGCAGCTAGTCTAGCTGATGCATTAGTAAGGGTGTGTCATGTGTGTGTTGGCAGGATGTTGCAGGGCGTGACATAGAGCGCCCTTAAGCCACTGATAAGACTACGGAATATCCCAGCCTTGCGCGTGATATCGCCCGCCCGGTTATATCGCGGGGGACGATTTGCAGGGCGTGAAGAAAAAAAATCAGTTCAGCGCATTTTTTCTCTTGCCAACCGGAGGGCTTCAGGCTTAACCTCCAGTCATCGAGCAATACAGCCGAGAAACCAGAGGCAAAAGACAATGTCAGTAGTAATCATCACCAAGTATGTTGGACCTACAAACGCTCGTGGGAGCCGCGTTAAGGCAGTAACAGGGGACAATAACCCTGCCACAGGTCGGCCAGACAGCATCACTATTTCATGGGACTGTGCGTTAAATTCTTCTGACAACCACAAGGCAGCTGCAAAGGCTCTTGCAGAACGCCTGAAATGGGAAGGGGAGTGGCACAGTGGAGAGACTGACACAGGCTGTGTGTTTATCCGCCTTGGCGCGTCTAGCACTTTCAAAGTGGAGGGCTGAACCATGGGAAAGCAGGTTTACAGCGCCTTCTATCTTGAAGGCATCAAGGATGCCGGATCGTTCAAAAGAAAGTGGAACACAGGCGAGTTCGGAGACACTTCGCCGATGACCACTGAAGATATGCAGAAGGAGCTAGAGACCGAGGTCAGGTGCCTGCGCCTATGCCCCGGAACTGCGGTGGCGGACATGCACCGAGGAGCGCGGGACTACTGGAAGAACCAGATTAAGCGCGCCAAGGCGGAGGGCTGAACCATGACACTCGCAGTCGTGCTGGAACATGGCGAAGAGATCGCCATCCTGGAGACCTTCTCGGACCCCTCAGACAAGGGCAAAATGGAGCATCGCTGGGGGGCCTGTGAGTGGCCTCGGCTACAGTCAGACCCTAAATGGGCAGCTAGAAGCGCCCTTAAAAAATCCCTAAGGGCCACTCTATCAGGCCCTGCAAGGGTCCGTGTTTACGATCTGATAGGGGACGGATGGGAGTTCCCTTCAGAACCCCTTCAAACCCTTTCAAAGGGCTCTGCACAATGACACCTTCAAAGCCCTCTAAACCCCGTTCACCAAGCACTTTCGGAACCCCTATTGCGCGCCTCATGTACAGCCACGCGCATGATGGGTCTTTCAACTGCTTTCTTGGAGAACCTTCGGACCCCTTCAGTGAACCTCTACCGCACGTTCTGTCTGTTGATGAGTTGGTTCGTGAGGGATGCTTGTCATGATGCTCACACGCTGCGGCGCCTTCACCATCATCTACACACGCGCCTTTGGCTGGATGGTCTATCACCGAACAGATCCCAGCAAGGCGCGACGGGTCGGTAGCCTGGTGGAGGCGTGGGTCTTCGCTCAGGGATAAATTATTTTCGATCAATTGTGGCGGGTGCTGCCTTATTTCGGCTCCTTGGGGAACCCCCTGAGGGGCCTTTTTCGTGCCCTCTTTTATCCTTTGTTTTCAATTACTTACACCAGACGACCAAGCTATGTAGGCAATAGATAGGGGTTAAAGTTCCTTATAAAGGTTATATACTCTTAAGGGTACTCTTAAGGGGCCTCTTGAGGTTCCTTCTAATGTTCTCTTTTGGTTCCGCTTGTATAATTCCTGAATCAGTCTTACGGAACTAATCCGCCTCACTAAGGGTTCTTTTGATGTTCTATGATACCCGCTGGCTTTCGGTCTATCAGTTTCTGAAAACCGCTGGTGTCTGCTATTTCAAGTTTGTTTGTTTGTATGTTTGTGAGGTGGGGTGATGGGGATGATGGATATGATCGTTGACCGGGTTGGGAACCGTATGTCGGTAGACCGCAAGCTATGGGCCACGAGCGTTATTGCTACTGATCACACACAGTTTGGTCTGAGGCTTCAGAAAGCCCAGGCAGCGACCGGATACAGTAACCGGGAGTTGTCTGCCCTGATGGGTGTGAGTGGCAGCACGGTGAACAAGTGGAACAAGGGGTTATCTCCTGTTGGTGGAGCGCACCTTAAGCGGTACTGTGAGTTGCTGGGACTGGATATTGGTGAGTTAGCTGAAGAGATCCTGAAACATTATCACCCACATCTCTATGCAGCTCTCAACCCCGATAAGGTAACGCCTGACATGGAGACTCTTATAGAGGCACTGGATTATATGGCCTCTCTCAACGGTTATGCCAATCGTCTTTAGGTTTGGTGGCCCCCCCCCCCTATTGAAACCCTGAGGCGTTCGGTGTAAACGTGTTTGCCACGGCGGAACAATCGGGTTTCGCCTTTAGGTGGCTTTTCATGTCCCTTTGTAATGACATTGATGCAGACGAGGTATCTGTAAGTTTATCGATGGTGTCTCGTGCGCTGGTGGTGTGTGCCCTAGGCGATGAGGACCCAGGGTGTGAGATAGAGACCTACCTCATCGACCCCTACACACCAGAGTGCCGGGTGGTCGCTACCATAGAAAACCCCATGATGCCCTCAGGTCCCTTCAGGGCCTCTATACTGCCCCCTTGTGGCCCCGCTGTGGTCTATCCCGTTGACTCTCTGAGTGCTGCCCGCAGGTGCATTTTACAGGCTGCCACGGCAGGGATTTACAAGTTCTCCTGTGAGGGTTGTGACTGCGCTTATTGTCCGCTGTTCGTGCAGCACTAACTAGATAATCCAGAGGCAAACCCGATGAATCTATATCAACGTCCTGATTCCAAAGTGTGGTGGATGGATGCCACGCACCCGGTCACAGGTAAGCGCCTGCGTAGGTCTACCGAAAAGACCCGCCGGTCTGATGCTTCAAAAGCCGCCGCTGAGATCCTTCAGGACCTCGTGAGAGCTGCCAATGAGAAGCCCTCCAGGGACATCACACTTGATGAGGCGATGCGCCTCCGGGTGGAGAGACTGGAAGCTGAGGGGCGGTCCTATGCCCGGAATGCCCGTGCAATACGTGAAAAGGTGTTTGCAAGGGGCACCTTCAAAGGCCGTTGGGGGCTTCCTGAGGGGCTACTGATGTCCGCTATAGAGCCCTCACACATGGCCCAGCTGGTGGCGAAACGGCGCTCTGAAGGTGCCAGTGAGCAGACAATTGCCCATGAAATCAAGGACATACGAGCTGCGGTGCGGGCGGCTGTGACCATGGGGTACGATGCCCCAGCCGTAATGGTCTCAGGGAATGCTGCCAGTGCATGGGCTGCCCCCAAGCTCTCATCCAAGACCCGCTACCTGAGCAAGGAAGAGTTTGAGGTGCTGCGTAACGAGCTGACCAAGGGGCGCGTGGTGGCAAAATCCGTTGGCCCAGATCACGCGGCTGCAATGCGGGTGAACGACCGGCTGGCTCTGGAGGTGGCGCTAACACTGGTGATGACTGGTGCCCGCTGGTCGGAGATCGCCAGTCTTGAGTGGCGGCAGGTGGATCGGGACACATTCGATACCCTGACCATCTACGGCAATAAAACCGAACGGGAACGGTTGGTGCCCGTGCCGGTGGCTGTGCAGGAGATCCTTAAGAACCGCTACAGGTCCCGTCTTGGGCGTGGAAACAGCCGCTACGTGTTCGCCCCTGATACCAGCGATATTCCGACTCCTGACAATATCGGGCTGTTGATCCGGCAAGCCATGGACAGGTGCGGTCTGAACAGCGATCCGCTGGTGGTCAAACGCCACGGTAAAGCCACCGTACACAGCCTGCGCCACACGTGCGCTTCGTGGCTGCTGCAGTCCAATGCGGTCGATCTGGTCGAGGTGCAGACAATCCTGGGACACAGCAAGTCAGACATGACACAACGGTACGCCCATCTGAGCAAAGGAAAGACTGCCCGCAGACTGGCCGGGGTGCTTGATGCTGTAATGGCCGCTGATAGCCCCACGGTGCCCGCTACAGGCCCCTCTGAGGGCTGTCCGGTGTAATCCTACCGGGGAACTCCTAAAGGCCCTCTACGGGCAAAATAAAAGCCCCCTGAAGTTCGCGCTTCAGAGGGCCTCGGCTTACGCCTAGCAGACACCAGAGGCAAATCCAATGTCGGGCTACATAGTAGTTCGATCCTGCTAGGCATGTCAAAGGATATTGATGTGCTTTCAATAGATCGTGCGGCTGCCCGTGCAGGCATCAAGCAACGCTTCCGCCAGCTCGTGCTGAAGCGGCTTTACGGGCGGGAACTCACCCATGCCCAAGCGTCTGTTCTGATGCGTCTCGCCACATTCCTGGGGCGTGATGGCCTGTACCCTTCACACGCCACCATAGCGACCGCTGCAGGTGTCTCAGCCAGAACCGTAATACGTGCCCTCGATAAGGCCTATTCAATGGGCCTTGTCACGCGGAGGCTCAGGCGGATTCGCTGTGCTGGCAGAGTGCTTAGAACCAGCAACGCCTACACGCTTAATGTGCGTCCTGAGGCTGTTGCCTCGGCCTCTTCAGTACACCTGGCGCGCGCTGTGTTTTCACGATGCAAGGTTCTAAGTGACAGCCTGACACAGAAGGCCAGAAAGATATCTAAAGAAGATAACAAGAGTGTGAAGGCGTCTGAAGGGCACCGATCGGTGGATGAGTACCTGCGGATAATCGCTTCGTGGGTGTGACTTATACGTCACGTTTTATGTCACGCTCACAGGGGCATCGAACTGGAGGTTTTCAGTGAAATGCCCATAAAGCATTGAAACGGTTTAGGAAAAT